AAACAGCGTTGGTTCATATGGTGACACTGGCGGTATCGCTAAGTTTGATCCAGTATTGATCAGCTTGGTTCGTCGTGCAATGCCACAACTTATCGCTTATGATGTTGCTGGTGTTCAACCAATGACTCAGCCAACTGGCTTGATCTTCGCAATGAAGTCACGTTACAGCACTCAAGGTGGTACTGAAGCGTTGTTCAACGAAGCAGATACTGACTTCTCTGGTACTGGTGTTCACTCTGGTGCGTCAGTATTCGGTGGTGCTGACACTAATGGTACTGGTATGGCTACTTCTGCTGCAGAAGCCATGGGTACTTCTGGTGGTGGTACTTTCGGTGAGATGGCATTCAGCATCGAAAAGACTTCTGTAACTGCAAAGACTCGTGCTTTGAAGGCAGAATACTCTATTGAACTAGCACAAGACTTGAAATCAGTTCATGGTCTTGACGCTGAAGGCGAATTGAGCAACATTCTTTCTATAGAAATTCTTGCTGAAATCAATCGTGAAGTTATCCGTACAATCTACAACACTGCTAAACCAGGTGCTGCAGTTGGTACAGCTACTGCTGGTACTTTCGACTTGGACGTTGACTCTAATGGTCGTTGGTCTGTTGAAAAATTCAAAGGTCTAATGTTCCAAATCGAACGTGAAGCCAATGCTATCGGTCAACAAACTCGTCGTGGTCGTGCGAACTTCCTCATCACTTCTGCTGACGTAGCGTCTGCATTGGCGATGGCTGGTGTTCTTGACTATTCTTCTGGTATCACTGGTAAGAACGCATTGAATGTAGATGACACTTCTACTACTTTCGCTGGTGTTCTAAACGGCAAGTACAAAGTGTATGTTGATCCATATACTTCAAACGTAAGCAACACTCAGTTCTTCGTTGCTGGTTACAAAGGCGCATCCGCTTTTGACGCTGGTTTGTTCTATTGCCCATACGTTCCACTACAGTTGGTTCGTGCGGTTGATCCAAGCAGCTTCCAACCAAAGATTGGCTTCAAGACTCGTTACGGTCTAGTTGCTAACCCATTCGTTTCATTGGATGGTACTGGTGGTTTGACTGCAAACGAAAACTACTACTATCGTCGTGTACGTGTTACTAACTTGATGTAATCATCGAGTTGGCTACTAAGCCGACATAGAAGCGGTATTTAAAAGGGGGACTTCGGTTCCCCTTTTTTTTCTTCCTAAATAATTATATGCCAAATACATCTATACCTGCCAATATCAATCCATTGTCTCCCAATGGGTTTAAGTTTGCTGTCAACAAAATACCTGATGTCACATTCTTTGCACAGAATGTAAACCTTCCAGGAATCACGTTGGGTGAACCTACATTTGCCACTCCATTCTCCACACAACCAGTTCCAGGTGATACTCTATCGTATGATCAATTAACCATTAACTTTATGGTTGATGAAAATATGACTAATTATAGAATCATCTACAATTGGATTGTTGCTCTTGGTTTCCCAGAAAGTTATGATCAGTATGTTACTGGTCAGGCAGGGGACACTACTGCATATGGTGAATTGGCAAAGAACTATTCTGATGCTGTTCTACAAATTTTAGACAGTTCAAATAATCCAATACAAAGTATCCAATTCTTTGATGTGTTTCCCACAACACTTGAATCTCTTTCGTTTGCATCTACAAACGATGATGTGAATTACCTAGTTGGTTCTGCAACATTTAAATTCGGTTGGTATAGATTCTTGTAAGACAAATTTGATTTTTTTGTAATACTGCGATATAATGTGCAGTATATAACTTGAGGATATTATGAATATAGAACAACTACAAGAGATGTGGGATGTTGATTGCCAAATAGATGATAACTATCTTGGTGAAACCACTACCGCTACCCCCAAACTTCACGCTAAGTATTTAAAATTACTTGTCAATGTCAAACTAAAACACACTAAGTTTAGTTCTGATTGTAACATTCTCCGTAAAAATAAATTTCGTTTGTATCGTGGTGAACTATCACGTGACGAATTAACACAACTTGGTTGGGAACAATGGCAGGGTGTTAAACCATTGAAGAATGAGATGGATGAATTTCTCTCAGGTGACACCGAACTAAATACTTTGAAGGTAAAGATAGATTATCTCGAAACGATGATTTATTTTCTTGAGTCAGTCCTTGGTCAAATTAAAGCAAGAGACTGGCAAATTAAAACTGCTGTTGAATGGAAGAAGTTTCTTGCTGGGATGTGATAATGAACTTTGTTAATATATTTCCTTCTATAATTGGGTATAATGTAGATAAGCAATTTACAGATAAAATTTTGCCATTTGCAAATGAATACCTTGCGCAAGAAACTAGATTAACATATACCTGGAATTATAAAAACACATATGGTAATGATTATGCGATGCGAGATAATAATTTAAAATTTATAAAAAAACGCATATATGATATGTGTTCTGAATATTTACAATCTCAACACAAAGTTGTGCCAAAGTCTATCGTTATAGAGTTATTTTTTAGTGAAATGGATGTTAATGATCATCATGATGAACATTGTCATCCAAATTGTATTCTTTCTGGAATATTATATCTAAAAGTTCCTGATAATTCTGCTCCAATTATTTTTCATGATAGAAGTCCACACAGAGATTATGTGTATATTAAAAATATAGATGACACTGTAGATTTAACAAAATATACAGTACCGCCAAAAGATGGGTTGATGTTAATATGGCCATCGTGGATGCAACACCAAGTCCCTTTAAATAAGTCTAATAGTAGAATAACCTGCGTATTTAATGCAGTATGGTAATGATTAAAATTGAAAAACTTGATGAAGTCTATGTTCGTGTCTTTTCTGATCCTAGCATTGAACAAGAATTAGTAGACTTCTTCACATACGAATATCCAGGTGCTAGATTTACACCACAATATCGAGCAAGATTGTGGGATGGTAAAGTGCGTTTGTATGATGCAGTAAGAAAAACTCTTTATGTTGGTCTTGTTTCTTATGTACAAGAATTTGCCGAAAGGAATCATTATGAAATACAATATGTCAACCCAACCGATTTCGTACAAAATAGTATCGTTTACAGTGACATTGAGCGATGGGTCGAAACACTCAATCCACAATCAAGAAACGAAGCGATCACAGTCAGAGACTACCAGTGCGATGCTATCCATAAAGCAATTGCTAGTGACAGAGTACTACTCTTATCGCCGACTGCTTCAGGGAAATCGTTAATAATCTATTCTATCTTACGATGGCATTTAGAAAATAATCGTAAGTGTATCATTATAGTTCCAACAACATCTCTTGTTGAGCAACTGTACACAGACTTTGAAGATTACTCATCTGCAAATGGATGGGAAACAAAAGTTCATTGTCAAAAACTTTACAGCGGTTTCACTAAAGACTTTACCAAAGATGTTTTAGTAACAACTTGGCAATCAGTCTATCTACAACCAAAATCTTGGTTCAAACAATTCGATGTTATCTTTGGTGATGAGGCTCACCAATTTAAAGCCAAATCTCTTACAGGGGTTATGGAAAAGATGGATACAGTCAAGTATCGTATTGGTACAACTGGAACACTTGACAATAAGAAAATTCATAAATTAGTTCTTGAAGGTGTCTTTGGTCCAATACATAGAGTCACTACAACTAAAGCACTCATGGATTCTGGAAGGTTGTCTACCCTAAATATAATGTGTGTAATACTGAAGTACAATGAAGAGATTCGTAAAGGGCGAAAAAACAATACGTACCAAGAAGAAATGGATTGGCTTGTATCTTGTGAACCAAGAAATAAGTTTATTCGAAACTTGGCAGTAAATTCTAAAGGTAATACGCTCGTTCTTTTTCAATACGTTGAAAAGCATGGCAAAGTCCTATACGAACTTATTAAAAATAAAGTGCATGATAAAAGAAAAGTTTTCTTTGTCTACGGTGGTACTGAAACCACTGATCGAGAAGCAATCCGTCATATTACAGAGGGGGAAAGTGACGCCATTATCATTGCTTCTTTTGGTACTTTTAGTACTGGAATTAATATCCCATCATTGGAGAATGTAATTTTTGCGTCTCCATCTAAATCAAAGATTCGTAACCTGCAATCGATTGGTCGTGGGTTACGTTTAAAAGAAGGTAAGACTTCTTGTAATCTATTTGATCTTGCAGACGATCTTCATTGGAAGTCTTGGAAGAATCATACTTTAAATCATGCTGCAGAAAGATACAAAACGTATGCAGAAGAACAATTTAAAACAAAAATAGTAGAGGTAGACTTATGCTAACAGACAAAGATGTCTATGTTGTTATAAAGTTAACCAATGGGGAACAGGTCATGGCTGTCCTCGAAGAAGAAGATGATAAGTATGTGCAACTTGGTAGTCCAATGACTATAAGAACTACACCAATAGTTGGTGAGGGGAGAGAACATATCACTGCGCATCCATATTGCCAATTCACAGATGATACATCTTTTTCTATAGAAAAGAAAAACGTAATGTTTATCAAACGTCTACACGAAATGATGATCCCTCATTATAGACGTATTGTTGCCCAACATAGCAATGATTGGCGAATCGAAAAGCCTGAACAGGAAGAACCATTTATTAGTTCTAGGGAAGCCAAGAAAAGAATCGCTATGTTGGTAGGTATAGCTGGAGAAGAAGAGGAAGAAGTTGAAGATACTTCGATACCAAGTACTTACATAGATGGTAACGAGACTAAACATTAGTAGTCATCATCAACCCTAACACAGTGATTATGTCTCAAGTCAACTATAAAAGCAAATCTAAATTGTAATAAAAATATATTTGTCTTTCTGTCATCGATGATGTATACTATGTGTAGTTTGAATTAAAGGATAAAAGAAATGCTATGGCTCACTACGTAAACAACGCAGATTTTCTCGCAGCAATTGTTGAGATGCGACAAAAATATCAACATGCAAAAGAAAACAATCTCCCAACACCCCAAGTAAGCAATTATATTGGTGAGTGCATTCTAAAGATAGCAACGCACTTATCATACAAACCTAACTTTCTAAACTACTCTTATCGAGATGAAATGATCTCGGATGGTATAGAAAATTGTCTGCAATATATTAATAACTTTGATCCTGCAAAATCCAATAATCCTTTCGCATATTTTACACAGATTATCTACTATGCATTTCTTCGTAGGATTGCCAAGGAAAAGAAACAGTCTTACATTAAAGGTAAGTTGATTCAGGACATGCCATTCGAGATGTTCGAGTTACAAGAGCAAGATGAGACAGGTGAATTTAAGAATGCTTATTTAGATTTTATGCAGAACAATCATACCTTTGATGACTTTATCGATCGTAAGAAAGAAAAGGTTGCAAAGAGAAAAATGGAAAATACGTTGAACGCATTTATAGATGATGAGGTAAAAGATGGAACGATCGATACAGGATTGGATAGCGGAATTGAGCAAGGGAGTGAGCAGTCGCAAGTTTCCTTCGATTCGGAGACGCAGAAGCAAAGTAAATAAAAGAACTATCAAGAAATTTGCTTGGGATTCAAGCGATAATCAATTTGCATTGAATAAAATTATGAACGAAAATACAAACGAAAAAATCTTTCTCGGTGTTAGTGACTTTGATGACTTAATCACTTCAGAGATCCTGAAGCGTCGTGTTGAAGCTGGCCAACGTACTATTCATCGTGAAACCAGTGTTCTCTGCAATCGAGAACAGTGGGCTGAATGGGCAGAGGAAATGTTTAAAGACGACCTCCATGTCCAAGGTAATTCCTCTAATGGTCTTATCATTGAACGTGATACAAACAATTACATTCGCTTTGATGTGAACAGTAATACTGTTTCTGTTCGTGCTTATGGTGATGCAGATTTTGCAGATGCTATTGTTGCGACAGTTGAATCTAACTTTGATATCGTAACATCTCACATCGAATGGGTTTATGGTAGCGATGGTAACTCTGTCAATGTACCACTGAATCGTGATCGTCTCCCAGTCGATGAAATGTATCCATTTCTAGATGGTGAAACACTTGGTGATTATTATGAACGCTACATGGCGTCTTCAGCGAATAT